GGCCGACATGGCGCTGCTGTACCCGGCCATGTCGGACGGCGTCATCGTCATGGCGTCCCTCGTCATGGTCTACTGCTCCCGCCGCGCCCTGCCCGTGCCGCTCCTGGCGAAGGTCGCGCTCGGCCTCGGAGGCGCGGTCACCCTCGTGGCCAACGTCGCCCACGGTTGGGACGGCGGGCTCGGATCTCGCCTGCTCAGCGCCCTCGCGCCGCTCGCATTCGTCGGCGCGTACGAGTTGCTGATGTGGCTCGTGAGGTCTTCGAGGAAGGCAACCGAGCGGGTCGCCGCGACCATCCCGGATGAGCACGTGTGCCACCCCGTCGAGGTGCCCGTGGAAGTGGAACGGCTCGTCACCGTTCTGCCGCTCGACCGGTTCGAGGCGGCACGGCTCACCTTCGAGGAGAGCCTTCAGCCGGGCAACAAGCGGATCGGCCGGCGCGCTCTCGCGAACCGCTGGGGACTGGAGTCTCGCGAGGCCGAAGAGATCATCGCCGAAGTGGAACGGGACCGCGCCGAGACCGTCGAGCCGGACGCACCCGAGGAGCCGGTTACCAAGCCCGCCGTGCGCTGGGGTGACCGTGTCGTGCCGACCGGCACGGCGCCCTCCCCGGAGGTCCGGCAGCGCGTCACCCAGATGCGCGACGAGGCGCTCATGAACGACGTGCCCGTGCCGTCCTCCAACGGGTCGCCCGCGACCGGCACGGCGGTGGCGCCGTGACCCGCTGGGAGTACCTGACCGTGTCGTTCTGGTTGCCGTACCCGACGCTAGAGCAAATCCTTGACGAGCACGGCCCGGCGGGCTGGGAGCTGGCCGCTGTCGCCTGGGATGCGCGCAAGGTCGTCTTCAAGCGGCCGGGCGGTGAGGTCCGATGAACGCCTTCCTCGTCGCCCTGCTCGCGGTGCTGTTCCTGGCGACCGCCACCCGCGACGCCGAACCGTCCGACCGCACGCCCGGCCAGCTCGTCGCCGCCGTCCGGGACGCCACCTGGTGGCGGATCATCGGCTGGCCGGTCGGCCTCCTCGTCGGCGGCCTGCTCGTCCCGGTCTGGTATGCCTGCCGGTTCGCGCTGTGGGCCGCCGCGTACATCCTCGCCGTCGTGTCCGTCCGCGTGGCCTCCGTGGCTGCGCTGGACGGGCGCGGCCTGCGCCTTCACCGGCTCGAAGGCGTGCGGGCGTGAGCACCGACAAGCACACCGGCCTACGGCTCGTCCACAACGCCGACGTTCCCGGCATCGAGCTGGAAACGATCGTCTACGAGGGTGAGGTGGTCGACGCGCCGACGCCCGAACCGTCCACGGAACTTGAGGTGCGGTCGATCCGGCGGTTCATCCAGGCCCGGCCGTCCGAGCGTCAGCGCGAGTTGGCGCGCGGCGCGGCGGTCCACGTGCTGACTGTCGGCCAGGGCTGGCACTCCTGGTGGGTGCGGGCGTGGGACGGGCTCACGCTCGGCGTCTACCGGCGGCAGATCCGGGCCGCCGAGCAGATGGGCGACCGTGAGGCGCTCGCCGACTGGACCGACCGCAAGCAGCTAGCCATGGACCGGCGGCACTCCCGCCTCGTGGACCTGCCGCGAATGCTGTTCGGCCTGCTCAAGGTCGCCGTGGGCGTCCTGGTCCTCCTGCTCGTCGTCATCCCGCTGATCGCGGGCCTGGTGTGGATGACCGGCGGCGACGGCACCGCCGTGTTCCGGTGGGTCAGCGGGGCGATCCGGTGGCTGTTCGACACGGTGGCGTTCCTGTGGCCCTGGTTCGTGACCGGCCTGCCCGTCCTCCTGGTCGTGGCCGGTTGGCGTGAGGGCCGCCGGCGGGGCACGCCCCCGACGTGGCTTGCTACTGCGGCTGATGCCGATGTGGACGTGACGATCGATGAGACGACGATTGCCCGCGCGCTCGGCGCCCTGCGGATCTCGCAGATTACGGCCTACCTCAAGCAGGGGTTGCCGCTCCAGTTCATCGTGCCCGCCCGCAAGGACGGGCGCGGAACGTACGCCGAGCTGCGTCTTCCCGCCGGGGTGCCCGCCGAGGAGATCAGCAAGGCGACCAGGCGCGCGGCCCTGGCCACCGGCCTGTACCGGGCGACGAAGGAAGTGTGGCCCACCACCGGCAGCGAAGCGGGCATCTTGAAGTTGTGGATCGCCGACAAGGGCGCTCTCGCTGAAGGAGCAGGCCCGTACCCGCTGCTGACCGAGGGCGCGGTGGACGTGTTCAAGGGTGTCCCGTTCGGCAAGACGCTGCGCGGTGACCCGATGCTCGCCCCGCTGATGGAGCGCAACACGATCTGCGGCGGCATGCCTGGTCAGGGCAAGTCGAGCGGGGCCCGCGTCATCATGGCCGGGGCCGCGCTCGACCCCACGGCGGAGCTGCGCATCTGGGTGCCGGACGCGAACTTCGACTTCGAGCACTTCAAGCGGCGGTGCTCCCGCTACGTGATGGGGGCCGAGGACGAGAAGATCGAGCGCATCCTGCGTCACCTGCGGGAGTTGTACGACGAGGTCCAGGGCCGCGGCGAAGTGCTGATCCAGCATGAGGAGCCGTCCGTCAGCCGGAAGCTTGCCGACGCTGGCATCGGTCTTCACCCGCTGGTCTGCCTGCTCGAAGAGGCTCACATCGCCATCACGCACAAGGTGTACGGGGAGGAGATCTCTCAACTCCTGGTCGACATCGTCCGTCTGGGTCGCAAGCGCGGTATTCACCTCATCGTCAGCACGCAGGCGCCGACGAAGGACAGCATGCCGCGCGACGTCACCCGCAACTGCTCGAACGGTGTGGCGTTCGCCGTGGGTGACCACGTCGCCAACGACGCCCTGTTGGGTGCGGGTGCCTACCGTGGCGGCCATCGCGCCACCGAGCTGATCCCCGGCGTGGACAAGGGCACGGCCATCGTGAAGGGCTTCAGCGGGGAACGCTCGGAAGTCGTTCAGGTGTACTTCCTGTCCATCACGAAGAAGAACGACCAGATGACGCCCATCATCGACAGGGCCATGGCTGCGATCGAGGAGCGCAACGCGGGTGTGCCCGGTGCGGGTCGGCCGGCACCGGAGCCGGACGCGCCCCGGGATCTGCTGGAAGACGTCGTCGAGGTGCTCGGCGAGGAGACGTTCCCGTCCGCGGATCTGCCCGCGCTGCTGGCCAAGCTCGCCCCACGGTGGGCGCCGTACAAGACGCTGACCGGCAAGCAGCTCCGGGCCGATCTCGAAGAGAGGGGGGTCCGCATCCCCTCGACCGGCAACCGCTACCCGGTGTCTCCGGCTTCGGTCCGTGAGGCGCTCGCCCGCCGTCGAGCCGATGAGGACGGGGCGGGTTAAGTTACCCCGCCCGCCCCTCCGTACGCCCTCTCAGGGGGCTTGTAGCGCCCCCTGAGAGGCCCGCGTAACTGGCGTAACTACGTAACTCCGCGCAGGTCAGGCCGGGTTACCTCCCGGATCGGGCCCGGATTACAAACGTAACCCCGTAACTCGCCGCCGTAACTCCGACAGGAGATCGTCGTGGACCCGTACACAGCCCTAGGGATTGCCGTCGCAGTGGTCGTCATCCTCTATATCGCTGGCAAACGCAACCCGCTCAAGAGGTGCCACAGGTGCAGCGGCAAAGGCGTCATCCGTTCGTGGGTGCTGCCGTGGCGCTACCGGCCGTGCCCCCGCTGTGGCCGCAGTGGGGAGGTCCGCGGGAGGCTTGGCCGCCGCTGATCCTCCCCGAGTAGCCTCATGCCGTCAGCGCACGCAACTCCTGGACGACCGGAAGGCCCTTCGCATCCTTGGGCAGGGCAGCGGCGATCTTGCCCATGATGAGTCGCCGTTGCGGTGTGAGCTGCTGGACCCCGGTGGCAATCGCCAACGCCTCACTCGCCCCTTCGTCCACGTCGCCGGCGTGGATACGGGCGAGCGCCTGGAGCAGGCGCAAATTCCCCCCGATGTGGCCAGGCGGGAGACTGGCAATAGCCTGATCAACTGCGGCGGGGGCGTGCTGCCTGTCGCCGAGGAAGGCATAGACGAGGGCGCCTGTACGCAGGACGGATGCCTCTGGGTACGAAGCCCCGATTGAGCAACCGATGGCCCGCCCGCTCGTGGCGTCGTTCGGCAACTTCTCGAAGGTGCCGACGAGATCGCGGAACGCTGCGACGGCGGCAGCATCACCTTGCGCGGCCAGGAGTTTTGCGCGGACCTCGTAGGCATACGCGAGGCCGACACTCACGTCCCCTTGGGCGTGCTGGACCGCCTCGTCGACCAGGTCCGCGATGACCGGCGACGGCCGGTTCAGCCAGAAGGCCGCATCCGCTTCCCGGGCGCGGACCCACACGGACAGGCTGCTGTCCCCTGACGCGTCTGCCGCGCGGCGCGCGGTCCGTGATGACAATCGGCCCGCCCGCTGATTGCCGGAGTCGCTGAAGTCGGTGGCCAGGAGGCCGGCCATCCGCGCGCATACCTGATGCAGTCCAGCCTGCGCGGGCTTGGATCGTGTTCGGTTCAGGAGGCCCGTGACCTCCATCAGGTCAGCGGTGAGGTCGCTCACCATCGCCCCCGGCGGCTGGGAGTAATAGAGCTGGCCGTACTCCAGGACGGTCCGTTCCCACTCGTGGACGTCGAACTCGTCCTTGATCCCGAGCGTGCGTTCCACGCCTGCCAGAGCGGACTCTAGGCTTCCCGCCGGGATCGACGCTCCGGCGGCAAGCGCCCCCAACAATTTCATCGCAGCACGACGTTGCATATCGCCTTCCTCGTCCCATCGTGAGGGATTTAGGTTGCCGAGCCTATCCCCAGTGGTTTGAGGCACTCCTGCGATGTTGGGGCGGAGAGCCGGTGCCAGCGCCGATCTTCCCAACAGCCCCCACGGTTGCGCCGCCTGATCACGCAGGCGCGCTACTTCCCGTTCGGCCCGTTCCATACGGGTGGCAAAAGCATGCAAAGCGACGAGAATGCCGCCCGCCCCGGTCTCCCTGTCGAGGCGAGCCGTTGCGTCGGCTTGAGGATGGGCGAGCGCGCGTTCCCACTTCGACAGGTCGCCATGATCGACGTACGCGGCTCTGGCCAAATCCCGCTGGCTGATGCCACATGCCTCCCGGCGGTGACGGAGTTCGGCGCCGAAGAGATGCCAGGGTGAGCCACCCGGGTCGAGGGTCATGCTGGGCATCGGGAGCTCCCTGCGGGTGCTGGACGGTGCTGGAATCCCGCTTTCCAGCACGCGCCATCTTGGATGTCGTCCCCGAACTCTTTCACTATGACACTGCGCTCTCCAATGAAAGAGCGAAACCCCTACGGCGCGTTTAGCCCCTGATCAGGAAGGCCGCGAGAGTGATTCCCCACATTGATCACAATTCGACGGACGCCATTGGGATTATGAGGTGGTGGCCAGTATGGGCCTGATTGATCCGAATGCACACGCGCCCGTTCAAGCTCCCGGCCGGATCATCCTGGGGGTGACCCCGTGAGGCCCGACGACACCTTCTATTCGTGGTCGGCCCTGGACAGCCGTGGCGACGGCGCCGCAGGCGTGACCGCTGATCGCAGCCGCGCCGGCCAACTGCTGGCTGAGGCGCTGAAACGCCTCGCGCCCGACGCAACTGGCATCTGCGAGACGGTGTGGCTCGACAGAAGCGCCCGCCAGCCCAGCTACGTCCACGGCCCAGTAGTCGCCCGCCTGCGTCGATCCGCCGGCTGACAATCTCCCGGCGCCCGCTTGGCGATGAAGGCGGGCGCCGGGCGGTGGCCCCGCGGCGCCTCACCCTGCGGGGCCACCATCCACGGCGCGGACGCGCTCCCATTACCCACGACCCCCGACCGCGACTTGCGGGAGCATCTATGCACTTCCACGGCTACGAGTGGACGGGCGACCACGCCCGCCTTAGCGCTGAGGCGGAACGCCGCCCGGCTCACGCCTCCTTCCGTGCCTCCCGCCTGCCGCCGATCTGCTCCGGCGACTGGCTGGCCAAGCCCCCCGAGCGGAGCCTTGGCCGCTTTGATGCCGCGCTCGGCGCGGTGGGTTGGGCGAGCGAGCGGTATGACCTGATCAGCGGCGCGTTCGCGAGTGAGGCGATCGTTCCGCTGAAGGACCGCCAGCGGCACGCCTTCGACGTCCTGCCGCTGGGCATCGACGTGACGTGGGAGGAGCCGCTGTACACGGGCCTTCGCCTGATGATCGCCGTGGTGTGCTGCTCGCCGAACCGGCACTCGCTCCACCCGTGCCCGGCGCCCGCTCGCCGTCATTGAAGCCCGGCGCGGCGGTGCGCCGCGCCACCACCTGCGGTCGCGGGCCGCTTGATCTATCCGCCGGAGGTAACCCATGAACACCACGCGCTCGCCCTCACCGGCCAACGAGGGGGAGCAACTTGTCGTACTGGCCATCAGCTTTCCCGGCTGGAAAATCTACCGGGACAAAGGCGACTGGTGCGCCGACCTGCGACGGGACGTCACGGAGCGCCTGCGCGGCGCTGGTGTCCTCTCCACGGTTCGCGAGCCCACCCATGCCGCGCTCACGAGGAAACTGTCAGACCAGGGGGTCCGGATCGCCGCGGCCCGCCGCGCCATGAGCTGACCGCCACCGACCTCCAGGAGCCACGATGGGTGACCTACTCGCCATGGCGTATCTCGCGGCCATCATGGTCGTCACGCCTTTCATCGTGGGCCGCATGGTCCGGATCGCCGAGGCGGACCCGGCGCGGCTCTGCGATCGATGCCGGGACGCCCGCCGCTCCTGGCCGCCGCTGGTGCTGGCTCTCAGCCGCAGGTGCGTCAGTCCGTCGTGCATCTCCCGCCCCAGAGGCAGGCCGGGATGACCTCGCGCTGGAGCCGCTGATAGCCGGGCGGCCGGAACGCGAAAACGGCCCCCGCCACCTCCCGCAAAGGGAGATGACGGGGGCCGGTCGGTGCGCTACGTCAGCGCGTGTCCGTGGCGAACCCGGCCGTGACCGGGTCACCCTTACTGCCCGCGACGATCGACGTGAGCAACGAGACAGCAGCGGCCAGGCCAGCGATAGACGCGACGCCGCTCCACGCCACGTCGAAGATGCCGAGGGCGCCCGTGCCGATCGTCGCCAAGGCGGAGGATGCGGCAGCGCGCACCATGCGCTCTACCGCGTCGAGCCAGAACAGGCCCGTCAACAGCCGTCGTGTCATGAATTCCTCCTGGAGGGTGTTGGTGCCCGGCCGGCCACGGGGACACGACCGGCCGGGGGTCTGTGAGGTGCGCAGCATGTAGAGCTGCGCGAGAGGTTCGATCACCTCGTGAGAGCGTCGAGCTTGACGAGCACCTCGTCGAGCTGCCGCTTGATGGCGTCCTGCTCGGTTTCGAGCCGCTGAAGGTAGGCCGCTGGGCTGATCGAGGTCTCGCCCTTCTCGCCCTTGTTGAGCTTGATCCGGGCGTCGTGCCAGAACGCGTCAAGGTCCACGATGTCTCCCTCGATGAGCTGCGCCACCTGGACGCGGAAGTCGTACATGTCCACGCTGTGCGGGTCGGGCTTGCCGCGGTTGACCTCGCGGTGCGCCTTCACCCGCGAGGCTGGTAGGCCGAACTCGCGGCAGATCTCGGCGCACAGCTTCCGGTACGCGTCGAGCTGCGCGGACGGCCACGGCTGCCGCCCGTTGTTCTCGGCCTCAATGCCAATGCTGCTGGAGTTGTCATGCTGGGCACTCGTCGAAGGAGCGTTGTGCCAGCATCGGCCAGCGGCGATGACGTAGATGCGCCCGGACCGGCCGAGCCCGAAGTGAGACAGCGGACCCGCCAGGCCGGTCCTGCCGGTCTTGACCACGCCCAACGAGGGGTAGTCGCCGCCCGCCACCGGGCCTGCGGTGTGGTGGCAGACGACCCCCTCCACTGCGGGTTGTGGGCCGTGGCCGCGCGCCTTCCACCCGGCAACCTCGGTCACTGGGTAGCCCGTCCTGCGGGCCACATCCGCGAGCTTGGTCAGCCACGGCATGTCATGCTCCCTCGCACTGGTAGGTGGTCGAGCCCTGCTCTGTCGGCCGGCACGTGTAGGTCACGCCGAGCCACGTGAACGTCCAGCCGGACGGGGGCGGCCCGGCCGGGCCGGGCTCGCCTCTCGAACCGGGCTCGCCCTTCGCCCCCTGCTCGCCGCGCGGTCCTGGTGTCCCCGGGTCGCCCTTCAGCCCGGGAGGACCGGTCACGGCTGGGCCCGGGTCGCCCCTCTGGCCGGTGCTTCCGTCCTTCCCGTCCGCGCCGTCCTCGCCATCACTGCCGGGCGACCCGGGCGGGCCCGCCGGTCCAGGATCGCCACGCGGTCCGGGAGCTCCCGGTTCGCCGCGCTCACCGCGCGGTCCGGGCGTCGGCGACACCAGCGGCACCCCGCCCAACCGCTCCACCTGATCGACGAGGACGTGACGGTCGTCCTCCGCCTTCCGTAGTTGCGCGCCGAAGGAGTTGATCTGCACCGACACGACCAGCGCCAAGATCCCAAGCGCGATGCCGCCGACGTACAGCCGCCAATTCCTGCGCACGCTGCGCACGTGTTCTCCCATCAGCCGCCCCGTGATGCGATCCAGATCTGCACGACGATGCCGATCAGCACCAGCGCAGCGGGCAAGATCCCGGCGTACAGGGCTTGCCGGGCGTTGGATGCGCGCTTCTCCGCCATGGCGTCCAACGCCTGCCTCACCGCCTTGATGTCGTCGGCCAGCGTGCGCCGCTGATCGGCAAGGTCCCGCTCGACCTCGTCGAACCGGCGCTCAACGCTCCGCTGATCGGCGGCGTACTCGGCGCGCTGGACGAATTGAGCGAGCGTCATAGACATTCCGTCCAGGCGTCGGGACAGTTCTCCCAGAGTCGGCTCATCGGCCACATCGCCCCCCTCGGTTCGAGACTCTCTGCATGCGGAAGCGCCGTGAGGGTGGGGGACGACGCTGGTGATGCTGATCAGGCGGGTGACAACTCCCACGTTGTCTCCCACAAGCGGACGCCGTGCGACCAGCGATGGCCGATCGACTCGATGAAGAAATCCCGCTCGATGCCGAACCCACTGTTGTGGTTGGCCACCAGCGTGATCCGGTCACCGACCCGCCGGCGTAGAGCTTGCGCCCGGTACGCCTTCGACTTGCTGGCGTAGAACGACATGGACACGATGGGCCGGTCATCGGCGTACGTGCTGAGCACCAGGGCGGCGTATGCCTCAGCGTCCGCCGACGTGGCGAACAGACTCGCCGAGTTTTGATAGGCGCGGATGGCGTTGTGCTCGTCCTGCGATTCGTAGTCGTCCACCTGTGCGAACGACTGGTCCCCCTGCACGAGAGGCACGCCCGACACTTGGATGTTGGAGTGCGACTGGGCGCTGCCCCCGATGCTGGCTTCGTACGAGATCGTGAACGCCGGCTCTGGGCCTGACGGCACCGTATTGGCGATCGGCGTGGTCGAGGCGAAGCCGCCACGGACGCCGATAGTGACGGTGCCAACCGACCTGTTCACGGAGATGCCCGTTCCTACGTCAATGCTGAAGGACATGGACCCGGGATCTTCGCTCGCCACCGCTGCGACCCGACTTGCCGTAGCGAGATAGCGGTCGGCCGCGTCTTGGGACGTCGTTGTGTAGTTGGAATACCCGGACGGGGCTGCTCCCCAGACATCGATGTCGGCACCGGCGCTCGCGACCAGGCAGGCAATGTAGAGCGTCGGTTCGGCCCCCCATGTTGGGGCGAGAGGAAGCGGGTTGCCAGTCCCGGAGGAGCCGCTTCCGCCTGAGGAGCTGACCACGCCGACCTGTATCGAGTCGGCGCCGGCGCCGTACGGGTTCGCGACCCGGTACACGTGGGCGACGAACGCGCGGCTTTGTGACGGCAGGCCGGTGAACTGGACGGTGGTCCCGCCCTCGCTGCCGGTCGCCACCTTGGCGCAGGCCACGAGTCGTTCATGTGGGGCTGACCAGATGCGGCTCAGGTTCTCCGTGAACCCGGTTGGGACGGTGGGCGCTGTGGCGGCTCCCGTCATGGTGACGATGATGAGCAGGAGTTCGCCCGCGCTCACCGACGCTGGCATGTTCACAGTGACCGACGTGCTGGGGCCGGGGAATCCCGACGTCGCGGTGACGTCCTGTAGGGCTGGTGAGTCGGGAAGGCCCACGTCCCGGCTGTGCCCAGCCCAGCGGGCCACCAGCCCGTTGTAGGTGGGGCTCAGGTTCACCGACTCGCCGGGCGTAAGGATGTACGGCCCAGGATCGGTGAATAGGACCGCTTCAGCGCCTTCGGTCCACGGAGAGATGCCGACCAGGACCCGGTTGAACACCTCTTTGCGCCAGTCGTACGGCTGCAGCCGGTGGTAGCCGTACTTGCCGTCTGTGGCGTCGGTGAAGGTGACCCGCGATGCGGCGCCGTCGCGGTGGCCACGTGCCCGGAACGAGACGTGCCCTTCCTGCGTCTCATAGAGGAACCCGAACTCGGTCTCTTCGACGTCACGGGCGACCGCGAGCGCGCTGCGTTCCTGCATGGCGAAGACGCCCGTGGTCACGTCGCCCTGGTCGATGACGCCCGGCGGGTGCAACAGCATCGACTTCGCGAGGACGTTGCCGACGAGAAGGCCCGTCTTGCGGCCTGTGATGCTCGTGGGCGGCGTGACCTCGATAGCGGGGAGTTTGGACAGCCAGCCCTCGCCGGACAGCGCAGCGACCTTTTCCGGCCCGGCCTGTACCGAACTGACCAGCTCCGCCAGATCGCCGGTCCACAGGACGCCTTCGACCTGTGAAGGGATGCCGTCCCACGCGAAGAATTCGTCCAGTTCGGGACGGTCATCGCCGGTCGCCCACTCGGCGTACATGCCGACCGACTCCGCTGCGGCGTTGATCGTCGTGCCGGAGATGAGCGGCACGCCCTCCAGGTAGCCGGTAACCGTCTCGCCGTTGGCCAGCACGCCGACACTGACGCCGGAATACACCTCGACACCCACCGCGGCCACGCCTGATGTCACTCCCTCGACCACGTCGAGGAGCTGCAGAGACGACTCGCCGACGTCGAGGAGCAGGAGACTGTAGTCGTCGGAGTCGACGTACCGGTATACGATGCCGACTCGGTTGTTCTCCGTGCCCACGACGCTGATCTTCGCCTGCACGTAGTAGTCCGCCGAGCCGGTGTCGATGAGCGCCATGTGCGGGTCGCCCTCGCTGGTGGCGACGGCACGCCGGGCGGAGATGGTGAAGTCGTCTGTCAGCGGCTCGACGTACGTGCTGCCGAACTCGTCTTCGCTGAGCGCCCCCGCCGCGCGCCGGAACCGGTCCTTGACGAGCGGGTCCGGGTCCGGGCTGGACGCCGTGCTGGCACGCACCCGCACCTTCCGCCCAGTGCGCAGACTGAACGGGGCGGTGACCAGCGGCGAACCGGTGTTGAAGTAGTTGAACCGGTCGTCGTCGTTGCGCAGCGACGCACGCAGCTTGCCCGGCCCGGCCCGGCCGGTGAGCAGGGAAGGCCAGTCCCGGCCAGTGAACGTCTCCGCCGACAGGACGAAGGGGGTGACGTCCTCGACGTCCGCGCTGAAGTCGCCGTCATTGTCGAGATCCCACTCGACCACGATGTCCGACGACACCTGACCTGTGTGCACAAAACGGACGTCCGCCGTCCCGCCCGCCTTGACGCCGCCCGCCCCTGTGATCGCGCCCACGTGGTCGCCGTAGCCGACCGTCGCCGCGCCGCCGACCGTTGCCCCGCCAGCACCCGTGACGGTGCCCACAAGGACGCTCTCCAAGACCGTGGCAGCGCCACCGACCAGGACACCACCCTCGCCGGTGACGTCCGCCAGGGGTGGGATAGGGGGCTTGGACGGCGGTAGCCACGCCTGCCCCCGCTTGGTGAAGGGGCGACGGAATACGAAGCTGTTCGGCATGCCTCCCCCTCGACGTCAGCTAGCTAGCCCTCTTCGACCCACAGCGTCCCGGCGAACGTGAAGTCGTCGGCCGGCGTGGACTGCATGCGCACGAACAGCCCCTCTCCCTGGATCGCCTTGGGGGCGAACCGGTCATCGGGATACCAGATCTCGAACGGGGTGTTACGGACGTTCCACGACAGGTCTTCAACGATCTCCGTGGCACCCGATGTGGTGGCCACGGTGGTGTTGTTCGTTTCGCTGGTGAAGCTCGGAGCCTGGTTGGAGCGGGCGACATCCTCAGGGGCGCCGGCCGTTCCGCCCGAGCCGGACGTGATGGTCGCGGTCATGCGGAGGATGCTGAGCCTCAAGCTCTCCTCGGCCGAGTCGCCAACCTCGGACGTCTGGCCTAGCCGGATGCCCCGGATCTTGCACGGCAGATCATCGGCAGGCAGGACCTCCCACAGGTCGGCATTGCCGCCCGCGTTCGTCACCGTGGCCGTGAACGGGATGGTGAAGATGGCCATCAGCCGAGCCTCCAAATCCGATTGGGTTGTGACGTGAAGAATGGGGCCGAGCCGAGCCCGGCGTGGGTGATGGTCAACTTGGGGTCTTGCGACGCTGGAAGCCGTACCCAAGAGCGGCGCCACCATCGACTCTGAGTCCGGCAGGCCGCTCGCCGCCATGGTCGCCGCCGCCCTCGACGTCCCGGTCACGATGCT